TCGTATGGGATCAGCAATATTATTAAGCCTTATATGATTGAATTAAGTAAAGAATTGAAATAAAATGGAAAACAAAACTCACTACAAAAAATTACGCAATCCGTCTTACATAGGGTCGTACGAACTTATGACTGGCGATCAATCAATCGAACTAGTTGTTCAGATGGAAAAGGCCGTTAAAGAAATGGTCCAGAATGGAGATAAAAAGGAAGAAGCCATGGTACTTTATCTTAAAGGCCATAAACCTATGATCGTAAACAGCACTAACGCTAAAGCTATCACAGCCGCTACCGCTTCACCGTTTATTGAGGACTGGAACGGTAAATTAATTACTCTTTATGTTGCTAAAATAAGGGCGTTTGGGGAAAGTGTGGATGCTTTACGTGTCAAGAAAGAAGCACCAACGGTATTATTACCTGAGCTACCTACCGATTCAAAAACATTCAATCAGACTGTTTCCGGCATTAAAGAGGGTAAGACAACAATGGAAGCCGCGCTGCAATTCCTTGCCACTAAATACTCGATTACCGAAACACTTAAAATAGCCTTGGAAGATGCAGTTAAATAAGACGTTTTACGCTCGTTGTTCGTCTATCGGTGCGATTATGAGCGAACCACAAAAGAAACACCCTAGAGACGTTTACAATGACCATATCGAGAGTTTAGAAGCTAAGCGATTGAAAGCCGAATCAACCAAGAATCGGGAAACTGAAACTTATAAAAAACTAGTTGCCTCAATTTCAGATATGGAGCACCAAACTGATTTGCTAAAGCTCAATTCTGAAAAATTGCACCTGTCTAAAACGTGTATCGAAACAGTTTACGATTGGATCAAGGAGCAGAACGAATTTTATGGCCGGTCGGTAAATTTCAGATCCAAGTATTGCGACAAAGGCAATAGGCTGGAAGCTGAATCTATTAAATTGGCTTCTGAATATTTTGGGTGGGGCAATGTCTCTAAAAACAATGAAAGGCTTTATAACGACTACCTAACAGGGGAAGCGGATATTGTCTTACCGGAATCTATTGAGGACATTAAAAATTCATGGTCTCAAAAGACTTTCCCTCTATTCGGTACAGAAATTCCTATAGATGGTTACGGCTGGCAGGGTCAGGGGTATATGGAGCTTTATGATAAGCCTAAGTTCGGTCTGGTTTATACCCTTATGGATGCCGACGAAAAGAATGTTGAGCGTGAAGCATGGGCACGCGTTCGTGATTTAGGATTAGACGAACTGGAAGATGACCTTTACCAGGAAGTAAAAGCACACATGACTTATTCCGGTTTCCCTTTAGAACTAAGGATTAAACGCTTCCAGTTGGACCGGGATATATCGGTTATGGACCCTGTAAAATATAGAGTTGATGATATACGTAAATTTATAGAGCAGCTTTAACTCCGCAAGCCTAACCGGATCAGAATAGTTAGGCGTAAAAATTAAATTGAAATATCTTCTTACACTCAACTGGCCGGACTTGTTCCGGCTTTTGGGGTGCAAAACAAAACTATATGGGCAGACATAAATACGTCTTTAGCGAAACTGAGATTGACTATATAACTAATAATTACGCTACAACCTGCTATAACGAAATGTCAAGAGTATTGGATTGCTCGCATCAGGTAATTAGACGAAAAATGAAGCGTTTGGGATTACGTAAAGTTAAAACTAAGAATCCGGTTCATATAGCTATAATGGAAGACTTTTTCGGCATTGGGCTTACTATGCCTCAAATATCAGTGAATAGAGGTATAAATTACTGTATGGTAAACCAAATCGTTAGCTATGGATTTAAAAAAATACAATCAGATACAACTAAAATAGTAACTATTAAATCAAAAGTATAATGCCCTTCACCTGCTTTTTACCAGATCCGGTCTTTATTCCATCAGGCAAACAGATTAAAATGTCTGAACTTAGATATGGGGATAAATTCCAATACCTGGGGTATGAAAACATACATTCCGTAATTGGTCATGATCCGCTTAAAGTAAGGCGGGCTGATGGATGGTTGACTAAGCCTAGGTTAATTGATAAAGTGGTTTATTTATTGTAACTGAATCGTTACTTTTTAGTGTTTAGGATTGGTGTATATTGCGGTTACTTACCTGAGCGTGTTGCTAGGGGTTATAAAAATAGAAAATATGGAATTAGTAATAATCGAAAGCCCGTTTGCAGGTGAAATAGAACGAAATCAGGCTTATGCTAGGGCAGCAATGAAAGACTGCTTACTTAAAGGTGAAGCGCCTTATGCAAGTCATTTGCTATATACTCAACCTGGAGTGTTAGATGACACAGACAAAGAGCAGCGTAAACTAGGTATTGAAGCAGGTTTGTGTTGGGGCGAAATGGCAAGTAAAACAGTTGTTTATACTGACCTCGGAATTAGTGAAGGAATGAAACAGGGAATTAATGGGGCTTTAATTGAGGGTAGGAAGGTTGAATATAGAACGCTTGCGGTATGAAAGATATACAGCTTATTAAAGGCAGCTGCTTTGAATTAAACGATGATATAGCAGATAAATCGATAGATCTTATTGTAACAGATCCACCTTACGGTATGAGTTTTGTGTCTTCGTATAGAAAAGTAAAGCATAAAGCAATAGAAAACGATCAATCTTTAGTTTGGCTACCTGAATGGTTCAAATCACAATACAGAGTATTGAAAGACAATTCACACGCATATGTATTCTGTAGCTATCATCATATAGATAAATTTATATCTTATTCAAAAGAAGCAGGTTTTGAAGTGAAAAATGTATTGATTTGGCACAAGAATAATACAGGTATGGGTGATCTTACTGGTGATTATGCTCCACAATATGAATTTATACTCTTTCTATCTAAAGGCAGAAAAGTTCTAAATGGGAGAAGGGATTCTAATATTATTAAGTGCCCCAAAACTGGCAACCTAAACCATCCAACGGAAAAGCCAGTAAACCTAATCCAGTTTTTAATTGAAAAATCATCAAAACCAGGTGATTTAGTTTTAGATAATTTTTTTGGATCAGGTTCGTGTGCTATTGCCTGTAGTAATTTGAACAGAAAATTCATAGGACATGAAATAGACGAGCAAAGATATAATGATGCATATAAACGTCTGCAGTTAGTTTTATCACAAACCTCACTTTTCACATGAACTCCTTCCAATTATGGTGCATCGGCATCGTTGAACATGACCGAGACCTTCAGGCAATCCAAGAAAGAGAAGCTATACTAACCAAAATATACAGCAAAGAACAAATGGCTGCAAGGTGGGAGAAAATGGGATATAGACCTCCAGAGCAGAAAACAGTGCAGTTGGAGTTGTTTTAAGTAACATAATTGTGACGTGCCGCTTAATTTTAAATTGTATCTTAGCACTATATTAAACAAACCGAACATCCACCGGTTAATATAAAACATTATTTAGCCTCGTAAGCGTAAAGGAGTGGATGCCTTGAAACTTATGGGGCTTATTTATTTTATGACAACAACCGAAATAAAGTCTGTAAAGCAGAATTGTGATATAGTCAAGGTAATATCCCATTTCATAGAATTAAAGCGTGATGGGGCTAATTACATAGCAACATGCCCTTTTCATATTGAACGTTCTAAATCATTTACGGTCAGTCAGTCAAAAAACATATTCAAGTGCTTTGGGTGCGGAAAATCTGGCGATGTTATAGACTTCGTTAAATATCATAAAGGTATACCGCAGCCGGAAGCAGTACAGTGGTGCGCAGATTTTGAAAATATAACCATACAGCCAGAATACACACCGGAACCTTACACTGAACCCATAATTAGCTACTTCCATCGAGGGACGTTCCTAAATGCAATGAATAGCCCGAAACGCTATGATAACAATTTCATCAAGTGGTTATGGTCTGTTTACCCTAATGGCTATATCGATTACCACGTTAGTTCATCGAAGCACTGGCCTGGTGCCATAGTGTTTTGGTACGAAGACAACAGGGGGTTGATTAGGTCTGGCAAGATAATGCAATACGATCAGCAGACCGGTAAGCGTATTAAGGATCCAAAGCCTTTAATTACATGGGCACATAAGGTGCTGAGATTACCAGGGTATAATTTCGAAATATGCCTATTTGGAGAACACTTACTCAATAAATACCCTGACAGATCAGTATGTATAGTTGAATCGGAAAAGACAGCTATAATCGCTTCAATAGCTTATCAAAATTACATATGGCTTGCATCAGGCAGTTTAACGAACTTAACCTATAAACGTTGCAAGGTGCTTAAAGGCCGAAACGTAACGCTTTATCCTGACGTAGGGGCAGAAGAACGCTGGAAAGAAAAAATGGAGCAGCTTCAGCAACTTATGCCAGATACTAAATACTCTATGCGCGCCATGAAAAGCAACGAAAAAGGATACGATTTATGTGATTACATTTTAGACCGATTAAAACCTAAACAATGACAATAACACCGCACGACTATCAATACGAATTGGTCAACAACATAGCTAAAAAAATACAACAAAAATACCTCTCAATATTAGTTCAGTTAGCAACAGGTGGCGGTAAAACAATCGTAATGTCTTACCTAATTCAGCGTTATTTAACCAAGCATATAGATGCTAAAATAGCGATCATAGTTCACCGGGAAGAACTCGTAACCCAAACAGAAAACACACTGCGTAATTTTGGCATTACCCATATCAAAGTTCACATGGTGGAAACTTTCTGCAACCATATTAAAAAACATGGCATCAGGGATTACGATCTGATTATAATTGACGAATGCCATATTGGAAATTTTAAGAAGGTATTTGAGCATTATAAGGAGTTGGAAACGATAATAATTGGTTTCACAGCAACACCAATCAGCGCAACAAAAAAGCATCCATTGAAAGTAGATTACGATACTATTGTTACAAGCGTTCCGATAAAAGAGCTAATAAATAGAGGCAACTTAACCCCATGCATACATTATTCGCCTGATACCGGGGTTGATAAAAAAAATATAAAGAAAACAGCTGGAGAATACAACATGGCAGCTATGTCTACAGAATTTTCTAAACCTAAATTGGTTGAAGCTGTAATACATAACTATGAAAAGCTATGTAAAGGCCGTAAAACGATTGTTTTTAACACGACAATAGAACATTCCATATTGGTACATAACTGCTTTAAAACGGCCGGGTACAATTCAAAATGTTTAGACTCTAAATCTGTAGGACCAGATGAACGAAAAGAAATACTTACCTGGTTTAAAAACACACCAGATGCAATACTAAATAATGTTGGAATCCTTACAGCTGGGTTTGATGAACCAAGCATAGAGGCGGTTATATTCAATCGTTCGACTAAATCGCTAACGCTTTGGCTGCAGTGCTTAGGCCGTGGTGCAAGAATATATCCAGATAAAGACTTTTGGTTAGCGATAGACTTAGGGGATAACATACAAGGCGAAGGGCATGGGTTTTGGGATCAACATCACAATTGGGAACAATATTTCTTATATCCCGATATCCCAGGAGAAGGAGCGGCACCCATGAAGGAATGCCCTGAATGTACAGCCACTATTTATATGGTCGCTACTAAATGCCATATATGCGGGCATGAAATGCCAAGAGAAACAGTATTTTCAGATATGATATTGGAACTCAATATTATGCCTGATAAACCAGTTAAAAAAAACTCACAATTATCGTTAGAATCTGCTATTCAGACAGTAGTTTCAAACATTAAAAAGCTACCTTTAGAACCCGCTGATAAAATAGATATGCTCAGGTCAGCACTACCTAAAATATACGATCAGGCCGGATGGGAGCTTAGACCTTATTTATTAAAACACTTAATTCAGAAATATGCTTAACCTAGTACACTTAGCGGCGCAAAGGAAATTTGCCCACTTTACATTATGGAGGCCGAAATCAAATGGAGGATGGGAATTTAATTACATCGACATTGCCGGATTTTTAACAACACGCGGATACTACCTATTCCGAACGTCTAAACAGAAACATATCTACATCAGGATAATAGACAATATCGTCTCTGAGGTAGGTAAAAAAGACATGAAGGATGATATATTGGACTTCATTAAAAAAGAGGAAGGAGCGCACATATATGAGTTCTTTCTGAAAAACATAGGCAAATGAGTAAATGATGAATTTTTAGAAACATTGCCTGCCAAAGAAGTAGAATTTAAAAAAGATCTTAAAGATGTCATGCAACTATATTTCCAAAATTGTATCGTTAAGATAACAAAAGAAAAAATTACTACTTTCCCATACACAAAAATGATCGGCTATATTTGGGAAAGCCAGATTATACAACGAGAATTTAACCCAGATACAATCCCCGGTTCAGACTTTAAAACTTTTTGCTGGAATATATCCAATCATGATGCAGAAAGGTACAAAGCAATTTGCTCTACTTTAGGATACCTAATGCATAATTATAAAAATCCTGCCTACTCTCCTGCTGTAATACTCAATGACGAGGTTATATCAGATCACCCGGAAGGGGGCACAGGTAAAGGATTATTACTAAAAGCCGTTGAACAATACCTATCAACAGTCGTCATAGAAGGTAAAACATTCACCTTCGATAAATCATTTGTATACCAACGCGTAAACGCAGATACTAAACTCATATCATTCCAGGATGTTAATAAGTCATTTGATTTTGAGCGTCTTTTCTCAGTGCTTACCGACGGCATCAATGTAGAGAAGAAAGGGTTAGCTGAAATACACTATCCCTTCCATGACAGCCCTAAAATAGTTATCACAACAAACTATGCCATAAGAGGTAGCGGGAATAGCCACGAGCGACGTAGGCATGAACTAGAGATAGCCCAATACTATAATAAATCTAAAACGCCATTTGATGAATTCGGTAAAATGATGTTTCACGATTGGTCCGATTCAGATTTTAGTGAATTTGACGCTTTTATGTTCGAATGCTGCCAGTTCTATTTACGACATGGCTTAGTAAAACAGGAGTTCATTAACCTTAAAGGTAAACGCCTGGCTGCAGAAACATCTGTAGATTTCCTTAATTTCATGGAAGGATTCGATTTCCAGACCGTAGGTAAAGCCGCGCTATTTGATAGGTTCGTATATGAGTTCGATGAATACAAAGGCTTTAAATGGTTTTCTAAGCAAACATTTACTAAATGGGTATCTGCTTATGCCGAAAGTAATGGTTATTCATGCTCGGATTATATTTA